TGGCGATGATGACATGCGTGTCCTTATCGGAAAGGGATACCTGCTGGCATTTGATTCTGGAGTGATAGTTATAAAACATTGGCGGATTCATAACTATGTACAGCGTGATAGATATAAACGGTCAATTCTTAAAGAAGCTGAACAGGTGGAGCTAAACGGAAACAAGGAATATCGGTTAGTCAATAATGTATCCAAAATGTATCCAAAATGTATCCAAAATGTATCCACAGAGGAGAGGAGATTAGAGGAGAGAAGAGGAGAGGAGATTAGAGGAGAGAAGATTAGATTAGAGGAGAGAAGAGAAAAGATATTGTCGAGTAAACTCGACGGTGTTTCTGAAAAAGCACGGGAGATAATTGTCTATTTGAATGAGAAAGCAGGAACGCATTACAAGTACAGTACACCAAAAACCAAAGCACTGATTAACGCAAGACTGAACGAAGGGTTTACTATTGACGCTTTTAAGACCGTTATAGACACGAAGTGTGATGAATGGCTGCATGACGTAAAAATGGGGAAGTATTTAAGACCCGAAACGTTGTTTGGCACTAAATTTGAGAGCTATCTCAATGAACGAAACAGGAGTAATGACCGTACAGCAGCGATTGATTGTTAGGAGGAATGGATGACAAGAGTGGAGGAACTACTTCATTCCCTCATGGATGGAGTAAAAAAAGAAAAAGCGCCGCCGCCGAAAGATTATAAATGCCAATTGTGCAAAGACATGGGGTTTATACCCGTTCAGAAAGATACGGGGATGGAAGCTAAGGTTTGTCCTGAATGCTTAAAACGGGCAGAACGGCGACGGTGGATGAAACAAAGCGGAATTACAGAAGAGGCGTATCAGAGATTTACGATGGAGACATTCAAAACTGATACAACAGAAGCACAAAACATGAAAGCACTTGCGGTAGAGTTTCTGAATGATGAATCTGCTACTGGGCTTGGTATATTTGGGCGAGCAGGCACGGGGAAAACCCACTTGTGCGTGGCAGTCTGTCAGGCAATTGGGAAAGAACATTACTATTGGCAATACCGAAGAGAAATACAACGAATTAAAGCTGTGATGTTTAAAGACTTTGATGAATACGAAAGGCTTTTATTCGTACCGACGACAAAACCGTATCTTTACATCGACGACCTGTTCAAGGGGGCGGTGTCTGGGGATGAAATAGCACAGCAAGATAAACAGGTTATGTTTGACATTATCAACATGCGGTACATAAAAAAACTGCCGACGATATTATCAAGCGAATACAGCCTGAAAAGCATAACCATTGCTGATGAGGCTATTGGTTCGAGGATTTATGAGATGTGCCATCCGCATTTATTGAAAGTACAGGGGGCAAACAGACGATTGATTAAAGACTGAAAGGGGTTGAGTAGATCATGACTTTAGAACAAGCATTCATGATTTTAGAAAAACTTGAAAATGGATTATTTTTCAATGACTACTGGATTACGTGTGACCCGATAGACGTTGATATAGACGAAGAGGAACAATTTAATGGTGATGTTATCACCGCTTTGGGAGTAGTTATTAAAGAAATCGAGAGTAATCAGGTAAAAAGCAAATGAACAGAATAGCAACAACGAAGATTATTTTGAAAACTGGAGGCAGAGACAATGAATAGAGCAACATTTGTAGGAAATTTAGGACGTGATCCACAGATTAGAGCAACAAACGGCGGAACAGCAGTGGCGACATTTTCCGTTGGGGTAACAGAGAAGTACAACGTCAACGGTGAGCAGAAAGAACGAACCTCATGGATAAACGTTGTGGCATGGGGCAAGCTGGCAGAAGCGGTAGGAAATAA